AAAGCATTTCAAGAAACAACAATACCTAAAGTTTTATTAATTCAACCACAATCTGCGGCTCATGGTGTAACACTTACGAAAGCCAATGTGGTTGTGTGGTGGAGTCCCATAAGTTCGTTAGAAACTTATGCTCAAGCCAATGCTAGAGTACACAGAGCAGGACAAACACACAAATGCACTGTAGTGCAACTGCAAGGCTCTAACACAGAAAAACACGTTTACAGGTTATTAGATAACAGAATACACCTACACACAAAAATAATAGAACTTTACAAAGAAATACTTGACTAAGCTATCTCTAGTAACTATATATAAAGTATTAATAGATAAACGGAGAATGTAAATGGAAGAATCTTCCCTATCTGCTGAAAAGTTAACTAAAGCGTATATAAGAATAAGAGAGGAACGAGCATCGCTCAGTGCCTCCTACAAAGAAAAAGATACAGCGTTAGTTAATCAGCTAGACATGGTGCGAAAAGGACTTCTCGATTACTGTGAGAAACACGGTGTTGAGAGTGTGAAAACTTCCGAAGGTCTCTTTTATAGAACGACAAAGACAAAATATTGGACTAGCGACTGGGAATCCATGCACAAGTTTATACTACAGCATGAAGTGCCTGAGTTGTTTGATAAGCGTCTTAACCAGTCAAACTTAAAAGAGTTTTTGGAAGATAACCCCGATGTATATCCCGAAGGTCTTAACAAAGACACGGAGTACGTCATAACTGTGAGGAAAAAATAATGGTAGGAAAATATGTACCAATAGAGGATGTGGCTAAACACTTTTCAGTTTCCATATCCACAATCCGAGCATGGGTGCGTCAAAAAGAAATACCCGATGATACTTACATAAAAGTGGGTAATACTTATCGGTTTAATATTGAGGACGTATCCGATGCTTTAACAAACAAGTCTAAACCATTGAAAGACAACGACAATATTGTCAGGGAAACTTGGCATCACGAAGATGACGTTGATAAAGAACATGGTATAGAAAAAGTAAACCTCGACCAAGATTATTAGGAGAGTGCAAATGAACGAGTCGATTATGAACTACAATATTAATGATGTAGAGGCTTTATGGCCAAAAATAAATAGAACCTATAAGTTTGATAGTGCAGAGCAGAGGTCTATACCTTGCAACGCTACAGATGCAGGGGCAGAATATAATATGCAGTTTCGCATGAGTAAAGATCAAGCCAAGGCATTGTACGAGGCGATGGGTAGAGCCTATGCAGAGAAGAAAGAAGGCAGTTGGCCTGCTAAACTACCATTCCCATTTAAGAAAGATGAGGATGGAACTTACACTCATAAGACTAAATTAAAAGGTGCTTATGGTACAGACCCTACAAGAAAGCCAATGCAGGTGGACTCCAAGGGTGTAAAGTTAGCTGATGATTTTCTGTTAACTACTGGTAGCACTGTGAATATAGCTGTGACTTTTACTCCGTATATGTTGGGTAAAGATGCAGGTGTGTCTTTGAGATTAAGAGCAGTACAAGTTACTAACTACAAACCTATGGAAGAAGTATCACCATTTGGTGTTGTGGAAGGTGGTTACACTGCAAACGAAGATAACCCTTTTAATTCCGTTGAAGAACCGATAGCAGAACCTAAGAAAGTAGAAAGTAAAAAATCTACAAAAGAAAAGGTAGAAGATAACGATCTCTCTGCTATAGTTGATAACTGGGACGACTAGTCCCTCAATAATACCACTACTCCTTTTTTAAACCTTTCTCCATGGGTAGTTGTTGGAGGGGTAGTGGTAGCTTAACTTTATGGTTTGTCATGGAAAAAATATTATTTTTAAGGAGCGTACTAGCCAAGGAGGGATTCTACTGCGTATTTGCAAGTCGTATAAGAGACGACAAGAGAGTACAGAAATTTTACAAAGATATAGGTCAAGTTGCCGATGTGGCAAATAATTTAGATGAAGAAGGTTATGACGTATATTTTGCATTATCAACGTTTGTTGATCCAAGCTCTAGGAAAGTACCTAACGTAAAACACGTTAACACATTGTTCCTTGACCTCGATTGTGGGGTTGGGAAAGATTATGAAACACAACAGAAAGCTATATCAGCTTTAAAAGAATTTTGTAAGAAACTATCTCTACCTAAGCCGTTGTTGATAAATTCAGGTAGAGGTGTGCATGTATATTGGATTTTGTCAGAACCTGTCGGTGTGGATGATTGGTTACGTACCGCATCAAAACTAAAGCATCAATGCACACAGCATAACTTGTTAGCAGATCCTGCTGTAACGGCAGATGCCGCAAGAGTGCTACGAATACCAAGCACACATAACAATAAGGTAGACCCACCATTAGAAGTTACATTTATAAGTAACTCTATGCCTGATACTGTAGACTTTGACGAGTTCTCTGAATTATTAGGTGGTGACCCTATACCCGTACCAAATAGATATGTGCCTACACAAAACAATGCTACATCAGAGGCGTTGATAAGTAATGTAGAAAACGTATTCAAAGATATACTTGTAAAAACTGCAAGTGGTAATGGTTGTCAACAGATAGGTATCATAGCTAGAGATCAAGAAACAGTCAGCGAACCTTTGTGGAGAGCAGGATTATCTATAGCTAAGTTCTGTGTAGATGCAGAAAAAGCCGCACATTACATATCAAAGGGTCACGAAGATTACACCAAAACAAGTACAGACAAGAAGATGGACAACATAAAAGGGCCTTACCTCTGTAATACATTTGATGAATACAACCCCGAAATATGCACGAAATGTAAGTTTTGGGGTAAGATAAAATCTCCTATATCTCTTGGTAAACGTATAAAGGAGGCTACCGAAGAAGATAATGTAGTAGAAGCTCCTGCTATAAATTTAGTAAATAGCCCTACTAATAAATACACCATACCTGCGTATCCACGACCTTATTTCAGAGGTGCTAATGGTGGTGTGTATGTCAGAACTATAAAGTCTAGTGGTGATGTAGATGAGAAACTTATATATCACAATGACTTGTATGTAGTAAAAAGATTGAGAGATGTAGAGGTTGGTGAGGCAGTCGTGATGCGATTGCATTTGCCAAAAGACGGAGTTAGAGAGTTTACGTTACCCCTCACAGCCGTGACTTCTAGGGAGGAGTTTCGTAAAGTAATATCAATGCAAGGTGTAGCTATTACAAGGATGGATGAACTTATGCAATATACAACTACATGGGTAAACGAGTTACAAGAAAAGGGTACAGCCGATGAAGCGTACAGGCAGTTTGGTTGGACTGGTGATGACTGTGAGTCTTTTATATTAGGCAATGAGAAGATATACAAAGATAGGAAAGAATTTAATCCACCATCTTCACAGACAGCTTCATTGTTTCCTGCCTTTGAACCAAGAGGCACTCTGCAAGAATGGAAGAAAGCTATAAACTTCTACAACAGAGATGGGTTTGAACTACATCAGTTTGTTGTAGGCACGTCATTTGGTTCACCCTTGATGCAGTTCTCACCTATAAACTGTGCGGCTTTGCACATATACAGTAAGGACTCAGGTGTGGGTAAAACTACAGCCATGATGGCAGGTGCATCAGTATGGGGTAGACCCGAAGATTTGATAATACACGAGAGAGATACGTACAACACAAAGATGAATAGAGGTGAGTTGTACCACAATCTACCTTTGTATATGGATGAGTTGACTAATACACAAGGCAGAGATTTAAGTAACATAGCCTATCAACTGACTGGTGGTAGACAAAGAGGTCGAATGACTAGTGGCAGTAATATAGAAAGGCATCGTGGCGAATCGTGGAGTTTGTTATCTGTAACCACGGGTAACACTAGTATTATAGAAAGAATAAGTATAGTCAAAGCTATGCCAAAGGCAGAGGCACAAAGAATATTAGAATGCCACGTCAAACGTATACACTTTGAAACAAAAGAAGAAACAGATACTTTTAGTAGTGCAATACAAGATAACTACGGACATGCTGGGAGAGAGTATGTTAGCCAGGTAATGGGTAACATATCAGGTGTAAAGAAGTTACTAGGTGAGGTACAAGCAAAGGTGGACGAAAAAGCAGGTCTTACAGCAGAGAATAGGTTTTGGTCTGTATTGGTATCTTGTAGTTTGACTGGGATAATACTAGCAAAGAGAATGGGTCTAGTAGACTATGACACTAAAAATTTATTTAACTGGACTATAGAACAATTAAATCAAAACAAGCATCACTCGGAGGACATGTCTGCGTCTGTAGAAGAAGTGCTTAACGATTACATACACGAGCATTGGAGTAACGTGCTTTGGATAAAAAGCACAGATGACCTACGTAAGCAGGCAGAGATAGAGCAGGTTGTTGTACCCGAACATTTACCTAGAGGTAAGTTAGTAGCGAGATACGAGACAGATTTAAAGAGAGCTTATCTAATACCAAAGCCACTCAAGGCGTGGTGTGGCGATCAGCAAATAAACTATAACTCGTTTGTACATGATCTCATAAAGAAGTTAGGGGCACGTAGGAGTAAGATGAGGCTGAGTAAAGGCACTCACATGAATCTGCCTCCAACTGATGTAATAATAGTAGATTGTGCAGTAGAAGATGTCGGTATTAAAGACTTATGATTTAAACCCTGATGGGGTTCACATAGTTGTAAACTGGGATAGCATGGGAATCAATGCCTCTGTGTTTATATTATGTATAAATACTGTGGAGGCTACCAAGCAAATAAAAAGAATATTTATATCTAAAGGTTGGGAAAGCGAGATACGCACAGTCGTTGAAGATGGCAAATTAGGTGTGCGTGTATGGCGTATGTCTTAGTCAAAATCATACATATCTTCTTCATCTCTCATGTATGCCCGCATTTTTGGACTCAGAGATACACCGTTGTGCATTGTTGCTGATTGCCTAACGTGTTGTTTTATTGATCTTCTCATTGCATCTGCACTTATGGCAAATCTAGGATGTCTTTTATTAAATTTATTTATGGCATTTAATGCATCTTCTGTATCCATACCATGTCTTATTTCTAAATATAACTGTCTTAGTAGCTTTGAGCGTCTTACATTAACAGCTTTATCTATACCTTTAGCTACTTGGTTTTGTTCTTGTGCCCTCGTGTATTCTGATGGCGGAAAACCTAGGAATTGAAAGAACAGTCCATGTCCTGATATGTCATCTACTATTAAATCACCACGTCTAGTATATATACCATCATCAGCTATATACCTACCAGTTTTAAAAATGTTACGAATAGCCGCAGGCATCATACGTTCTATGCCTCTTTGAGTATCACCAAACTCATCTGTTACCTCTGATATACCAGCTCCAAATTGACCTATAACACTACCTGCGGGGCCTAACAAAGTCTTTCCAACAGTTTCTAGTACACTATCATCCTTGTTATAGGGATTATTTCTAAATATTAAATTAGATAAACCTACACGACCTGATATATCTGTAAATTCAGCACTTATTGGCCCTTTGTATAAATGATCCCCTAAAAATCTATTTGTTAAAAACTCTGCTGATTCTTCTTCATCATCGAGAAACATATTTGCAATAAACATTACTAAACCTACAAACGGCATACCTTGAATACCTGCAAGTAAAGCAGATGATGCACATATACCTAAAAATTGTTTTTGTGCTATTTTCTTTTCTTGTGGTGATAAACTTTTATCTGCACCTACAGCTTTTAGACCTGTTTTTATTAAAGTATAATACATTTGTATGCCGTAAGATTTATACATCATGGCTACACGACCAATAGGTATTTGAGCTATTCTAGGTGCGTTGGCAAGAGATGCCCCACCGTTCATTTCTTGTGATCTGTATAACGCTTCGTTTGCGGCTAACTCTTGTTTTTCTGCCGTAGATAAATTTCTTTCACTTGCCTTTGTGCTATTCTCTAACCTATTTAATTCTAAGTTATAGGTAGAAATGAGTGCTACCTGTCTGTTAAATTTTTCTTGTTGATGGAAAAAGAAAGCAGAAAAAGCATTTATTTTATCCCAAAGGTTTCTTGCTCTACCACCTTCTTCTAGTGTTAATGTATCATAAAATAAGGAACGGTTTAACTGACCTCTATCAGATGCCGATTGAACAAGTGGTAATAATCTGTTTAATTGTCTTAATTTGTTAGCATCAACATTTAAATCATCTCGCAATTTAAATTTACCATCTTTGTCTGCAACATAATAATTATCTATAGACCAAGCCGCTCCTACGTCTACAACCTCTCCATTTGGAGTTGTTATTTTTCTTGCTTTTTTTCCTACTCCACTACTGCCTATAAATACCCCTGCTTCTTTAATGGCTTTAAAAGATTCTCTATGTCCATACTTACCACCAAGTATGGGTTGAAACATAAGAGGCACTTGTGTCATGTTAACTATAGCAGAGGATATGTTAAGACCTATTGTACCTAAAAATGCTATTCTGTTAGCTTGTGCAGAAGCTCTCATCAATATATCTCTAGGAGGATTTCTTGCGAATCTAGCTCTTTTTTGTAATTCAAGTACATATTCTTTTGCTTTAGGGTTTCCTAGTTTTTTATAGTCTTCTGCCAAACCGTCATCTATTTCTTGTAATTTTTTCCCATACTTCATTCTAACGACTTGACGGCCTATATCATAACCTTTTTCTTTAAATGCACCCAAGGCATCTTCTTTATACCCAGGGCTGTTTTTTCTTTTTACAAAAGATTTAGCAAAAGAGGTTGCAGGTAAAGTCTCTATAAACATACGTAGCACTTGTTCTTGAGTTACATCATCTACTTTATTAACTTTCATAACTTGTAATACATCTTTTACAAAAGAGCCTGACGGTGCGGTTTGAAAATTCACTTTATCTAAAGTAGAGTAAGTTTCTACGTTAGAAACATCAGGGTCGTTTGCTAATTCTGCCATTGCCCTTTCTCTACCTCTGTTAGACTCGAATGCTTCATACGCCATTTCTGTAGAATCACCCTTTTTAATTTGGTATGAAACCCAATAATCACCTTCACGAGTTAACGGGAAGTATGGTTCTATTTTATTTTTATCAAATAATTTAGCTAATACTTCTTTTTTTAAACTTTGTTTAACTTCTGTGCTTGCATCTGAATTGTCTATTTCACCAAGTATAACATTTTTTAATTTTTCGTATTGTTTGGCATAAGTTCTTCTCATGTCATTGTAGATAGCTTGACCTTCTTGACCTAGCTTGTTCCACTCTTTTTGTATCTCGTCATACTTTTTTAATAGATCATTACCACTTTCATCTGTTCTAGCAGTGCCATCTTTGTTTTTATATTCGTCTCTTTTTTTAGTAGGATCTACTCTAAATACTGTGCTTTGATACACAACAAAATCAAATGATTCTTTTCTACCATCGTTTATGGCTTTTTCAAAAAACGGCTCATATTTTCTCATGGCAGCGTCTATAGCCACGTCAACTTGTCCCGTTTCACCATTCATTAAATCTATTGTTTTTTGTAACTCCCTTACTCTAGGTGATTTAAAATTATATCTTGTAGCTAAATCTCCCAAAGCCTGTATAGGTAAACTTATAAATACACCTGATTTTAATAGTTTTGGTGCTTTAGACGATAAGAAATCATATACAACACTTGTATACTTGTTTTTATCCATAACATCTGCTGTGCTGGATACTATTCTTTTTACAGTTTTTAATAGTTCTGGTCTTTGTGCTACTAATGCTAACTGCCCTGCTGATCTAAATTCTGGTGCAGGAGTTATTATATCGTCTATGACCTCGTCTACTCTTGATAGTGCAGAATCTATTTCTTTGGTTGGTTGTCCTGTTATACGCCTTATAAAATTACCTACGATGTTTACCAATCTTTGGAACGCATTTATAGGCTTACCATTGGGATTTAAACCAGCTAACTTTGCTTGGAATGATGGATTACTCATAGCCTCTGCCACAAACTCATCTACATTCGTAGAGCCGTATGCAGTATCTAACATATCTTTTACGTCATTAAATAACGCATTGAGTTGTTTAGTTGTGGGGTGCGATTTGTTAGCTAGATTAGCAGAAGTGACAGCGTGTGCCATCTCATGTAGTATCACGTGTGGATTGAAACCAGTGTCTGCGTCTAGTTTTATTGTGTTTGTTTTGGGGTCAAACAAACCTGATACAGGGATCGCACCCTCATCGGTCAAGTTGTTCACTATTTCTACTTTTGTCGTGCCTACCTTCTGTGCCAACTTGCCTGCAACTTGTGCTGTTTCTTTATTTAAAGAAGTTGCTTGTAGTCCTTCCAACGCAGATTTTAAATCACCTGCCCTCAAAGAATTTTTAATTATAGGATGCAGTGGTAATGATAATCCCTCTGTAGCATCCGCTTTTAAATATTTATCTACTATTATAACTTCGGAATCAGCTATAGCCGCTATCTCTTCATCAGTTATTTTATAATCAGCATCAGCTTTTATTATCTCATCTGCTGTAGCCATATAATCTTCAAAAGTTTGTTTTTTATCTTTTATATTATTTCTAACTTCATCAAACTGCTCTGCCTCTGCTTTTTGATTTGCTTTTAATTTTTTGTCTGTATCAATCTCACCCCATTTACCACCAGCGGCATTACGTCTAAGTTCTCTTTGTTTTATGTAATCAGAACGCTCTATAGCTATTAGTTTTGTAATCGCATCATTTGCTTTTTTAGATAAGTTCTCTCTTGACCAATCTAATATTTCTTTAGCTCTATTCTGACCAGTTTTATCAAAATATTTTTTTAACTCAGGTGTTTTTATTTCTCCTGTCTTGTAAAACCCTTTGTTAAATATAGAATCATGTGCGACAAGGACAAATACGTCAGATGTTCTACTTACGTTTTCTGCATACCTATTAAATGCTCTACCTGCTTTTATATCTAAAGACTCTCTTGTCTGCTGTTTTCCTTTGCCTTTTTCTATTATTTCTTGCAGTTTTTGTAAATCAGACTCTTCAAATATGTTTCCATCATTATTTAAATCAATACCAGTACGAGAATCATAATCAGAAAGAGGTTTACGTAAGTTCTTTACATATTCTGTAAGAAGCCCCTCCCTCGTCTTAACTTCTTTTTTCTTTAGTACATTCTTACGTTTACCTGTTTTCTCATCTGTTTCTATAATTACATCGTAAGTTTGCACCCCTTCGTTTATGGCTTTACTGAGCTGTGACTCTATTCTTTGTTTCTTTGGGCTTTTTTGTAATTTTTTAAATGCTTTTTCGCCATAGATTTGTTTGGTTTTTGTATCTTCTACAACAACTTTTTTAGGTGTTTCTTTTGGTTTTACTAACGGCTCTTTTTTTGGTTTAGTCTTTGTTCTAGTTTTTTTACCTAGAGCTTTACCTATACCCTCTACTGTTGCGTCATCTTTCAGCTTCTGGCGGGCCCCTTTACGTCTAGTATCACCTGTTAACTTCTTTACACCCTTTTCTCTGTCAGCTACAAACGCCTCCATGCGTTGAAGTGTATTGTCCGCAGTTGTAACATCCTTATTATTTACAGCCGTATCTAGTTCTCTAGTTATTACACTATATTTACCTCTATCATTCCCTTGTTGCACCTTGGTTAGTCTGGTGCTTAAATCGTTTCTTTTCTGTCTTATCTCATTAAATTTTTCTTTTGTTAACTCCTTATCAGGTGTTACTTCAGTTGTAACTTTATCCACAGGCGTTAATGTATCCTGTTGTTCTCCTTCTCTTCTTCCAACTCTAGTAGTATCTCGTTGGCTAACATCCAATCCTGCGGGTGTAAGTGTTGCAAATCCTTCGGGGCTTCTAGTAGTATCGTCAGGTCTTGTTTCTGCCACGTCTTGTACAGCACCTTCAGTGCCTCTTCTAGCTGCGGTTTCGTCAAGTTTTTCAATCTGTAGGTCATCTGTTTCAACCTTTCTAGTTTCAGGTAGCACCGAGCCTTTTCTTTTTTTGTCAACGTCTGGTATTTCAGTTCTTTGTAATCTTGTGCCTTTTTCAACATCTATACCTTTATAGATATCATCTGTTTTTATTTGTTGATAATCTTTAGCTTCTGCTGGTATAGGTCGCCCATCTCTTACAGCATCAGTGGCTAATTTTATTACAGCTTTCTCTTGTGCATTTATAGCTGTGTCAGCTATACCTGCGTCCCCAAGAGCTTTTGAAAAACGTTTTTCTGTATTTGTTCTACTAGCAGTGTCAAGATTTTCTAATATAGGTCTAAGAATATCACCACGTTTTATCTCTGTAGTTCTTTTTTGTTCTGCATCTAATGTCTTAGTGATATCTTTTAGTTGTGCTTCTTTGGCTTGTTCTAGTTTCTTTTCTGCTTCTACCCTAGCAGTTTCTTCATCTTTAGCTATTAAATCTCTTATTTCTTTTGTCTCGTCTACATCTATTAGACCTTTTAACTGTGCGTCTTCAAGCTCATCTATTAGATCTCGTTGCACGGGGGCATCATCTACTTTTGGTTTAGCTGTTTCTGTTGTTTCGCCTTCTTCTGGTACTAATATAAAATTAGGTTCTTGTCTTGCTAATCCTAAGTCTAACCCTTCAAACAATTCACCTTGATCTTGACCCTCTTCTAGTTTTGGCCCAGGTCTTCTATCTTCTAAAAGTTTTCTTCCTTGTTCTTCTAACTCTGTTTCAGCGTCTAATGCACTTATTGTTTGATCGCCTCTTTGATCTGTTAGTTGTAGTATTTCAGTATTGCCATCAGCGTTTGTTCTTTTTCTAAACTTTGGTGCTATCATGTCTCCTACAGCTTGTACAAAACCACCAACACCAGCACCATAACCACCTTGTTCTAGTGCATCATCCATCAATCCTTTTTCAGGGTTGTATATACCTTTTTCAATAGCATTTTGAAGAAACGCTGCAGTAAATTCTTGAGTACCTTCTACTCCTGCTTCTTTAGCTATACGTTTTGCTCTACTAAAAAAATCATCTGCTACATCATCACCAACAGATTTTTTAAATGCTTTTATTATTCTAAGTGGAGATATAAGTTCTGTTGCACCGACTGCACCACCTAATAAAGAAGCTATACCTCTTTCGCCCTCTGTAGCATCTCCTGCACGAGCACGTTCACTAGCCTCACCAGCACCTGCTGACACAGCCAATCCAGCAGCAAGAGGCAATCCTAAAACAGGAACTAATGCTGTTGCACCAATACCAAGAAAAGAACCTAAAGCCTCACCAAATTTACGACCAAATATTTCTTCTTGGCCTTTTTCTGCTGCGAAAAATTCTCTTACAGGATCAGTTGCACTTAATATACCCTCTCGTGCTGCCGTCTCTGTATCTTCACCAAAAGGAGTTACTGCACCTAATGCTGCTGATTCTCCAAGGCCCACTGCACCACCAAAGATACCTTTAATAAATTCTTGACCTTGGTCAATTATATCAGCTTCTTCAGGTTCTTCTTCTATAGGTTTATCTAAGAGATCTTGTAGCTCTGCTTCACCTTCTTCTCGCAGTCTGTCAGCCTCACTTGATAAAGAACCAGCACGAAGTTCTTTGTAAGCGTTAGCTACAGTTTCAAATTCTGGTGTGCCTTGCTTATCTTGGTTAGCAATAATCCACTCACCAATTTGCTCAATGGTAGCCATTTTACTTTATACCTAGTATTTTATCTACTTCGTCCATATTAGTAGTGCCGCCTCCACCACTTATATCTTTTTCTAAATCTTTTATAATACCGTTAGTA